GTGACTACATTCTTCTCCCCACCTTCATTCTTCTCACCTCCAGGGTTCTTTGCACCTCCAGGGTTCTTCGCACCTCCAGGGTTCTTTGCACCTCCAGGGTTCTTCGCACCTCCAGGGTTCTTCGCACCTCCAGGGTTCTTCTCACCTCCAGGGTTCTTCGCACCTCCAGGGTTCTTCTCACCTCCAGGGTTCTTTGGTCCTCCAGGGTTCTTCGCACCTCCAGGGTTCTTTGGTCCTCCAGGGTTCTTCTCACCTCCAGGGTTCTTCTCACCTCCAGGATTTGGCGGATGCGTAGAAGAAAACACACTTGTTAAAACAACAACAGGAATGAAAGCTATTAAAGATCTAGAAATTGGAGACACAATTGTCTCAGTAGATTTAGTTGGAATCCCATTAGTTGGCTCAGCAGAAGAGTCAGAATTTGATCCGACACTATGGAATGCAAATAGCCTATCTTCTTCAGGAAATGTTGAAGCCACAGTAATTTCAAAAATAGGTAAAATTGTACCGCAGGTAATGTATTTTAATGGCGAAGAGTCAAAGAAAATATCACTAGTACAGCATGTCTTTATTAAAAGAGAAAACATGTACCAAATTGCAGTTTCAGCAGATATTGTTGAGGGAGATTACCTTATTCATGTAAATGAAGACGGATCCCTAACAGAAGAACTGATTCAATCAATTACACTTCTTGACGGAGTAGCAACAGTATATAGATTAAATACAGAACCACAAGACTGGTTCATTGCAGATGGAATTCTGCTACACAATGTAAAGATGTAATATACAAAATCTGTTTATTTTTTAATAATTGACATTTATATATTTAAATGTCATAATGAATAAATGATAGGCTTAATGGCAGAAATGCAAAATGATTTATCGAAGACATGGTCTTCAAAAGAACAGCTTTTCCCTGGACTTTGGGTTTACAGAGATGTAATTAAAAAAGATTTAAATCTTTCCCAAAGACTAGAGGAAGAGCTTTCTTTGTCTAGCGGATACAGATGGCAAAGAGCAACTGTTGGCGGAAGTAAAAAATCTATAGACTATCGAAATTGTTTTGATTTTAAAATTGAGAAAACAAACTTCCCAGAAAAAGATAAACATCAAATTGTATTTGAAGAAATATGGCAAGACTCGTATAACGCACAGAACCCAGCCCTTCAAGACTATTGTAATATGTATAGCATACAAATGAGCTTCTGGGAAAAAATGAATTTTGTTAAGTACGGCCCAGGCAATTACTTTAAAGAGCATGCGGACCATGGGTTTTCCTACGTGTCTACAGTTTCATTAGTAGGATATATAAACGATGACTATATTGGCGGAGAAATTGTTTTTCCAAAACTTGGCTTACAAATTAAGCCTAAAGCAGGAGATCTTTATATATTCCCATCAACATATTTATTTTCACATGCAGCGATGCCAGTTTCTGATGGCATAAAATACTCTGTAGTAACGATGACAGACTATAATGATAATTCTCACGGAGATGAGTTTGACAGCTTTGTTAGACTAAGAAATAAAAGTAAAATGAATATGGGAGGGTAGTATGAATCAGCCAGAGATGTTAGCACCAGGAGTACTTGTGTATAGAAATGTATTCCCAAAAGAAATGGACTTAATAAATAGACTTGAAGAATGTCTATCTAGAGATCCAAATGCGGAAGGAGTCGGCTACTCAGACTCACCACATGCTACCTATAAATGGAAGCAAGCAACAACTGGATATGCGTTAAGCGATTTAAAGTATAGAGATGCATTTGATTTTAAAATTAAAAAGAATAACCCAGATAATTCTGGTAAAAGCGAAGACCAAATTAAGCTAGAGTCTATATGGGAAGATGCAAAAAAAGCTCAAGAGATACCCGTATCAGATTATTCTGGTAAATATAATCTTGCCCCATTAAACTATTGGGAGTCATTTAATTTTGTTAAATACGGTCCAGGACAGCATTTTCAGATACACTCAGATCACGGATATTCCTACATATGCGTACTCTCATCAGTCGGATACATTAATGACGACTATGAAGGTGGGGAGCTATTTTTTGACAAGTTTAATTTAAAGATTAAACCACAAGCTGGAGATCTTTACTTGTTTCCATCATCATATTTGTTCTCACACGCATCCCTGCCAGTTACAAGTGGAACTAAATACTCTATTGTAACAATGCTAGATTACCTAGAGGCCCCTCATACACCAGCCTATAGAGAAATAGAAAAGAAGTACACAGATGGATATGCGTAAAATTAATGTTTTTAAAACAGGAGAAAATCCAGCCAAGATAGAGCAGGTAAAAGTAAATAGGGAATGGATGGACCAGACAGCCGACAGGCATGCATACAACTGTTTCCCAGTTAGTTTATCTAATACTCTAGGGTGGGGAATTTCTTTTCCAGAAGACATATCTTTTATTTGGGACGGAATTTCAGATAGTCAACCTATACATATAAAAGTTCTTTCTGGTGAAAAGTATGTTCACACAAATAGGTCAAATGCAACAATAAGTTTTATAACTGGTCTAACTTTTAAGACAGACAAGTCAACAACTATTTTAACAATGCCAGCACCAAATTTCTTTATAGACGGAGCACAGGCGTTTACAACATTATTAACTACATCTTTTTTCTCTGCAGAGCTTCCCGTAGTCTGGAGAGTAACATCTCCAGGAAAAGTAATAACGGTAAAGGCAGGCACACCAGTAGCAGTATTCCTGCCAGTTTCATTAAAAGAAATTAATAACTATGAAGTTGATTTATACGATGGTAAAGGTTATGTAGGCTCTCCATATGACGGAAGAGAGTATGGGATGACTGTAGACAAGATAAATCAGTCTGGAAAATGGGCTGGCTTCTATAGGAATGCTACAGATCATAAGGGAAAATCTGTTGGAGAGCATGAGACTAAAACATTAAGGTTACGGGTAAATGACAAATAAAATAACCTTTCATTCTAATAGACTATATAATATTATTTCTGAAACATATGCACCACAAACAACAAAATCTTTAATGCCAGAATGGTTTAAAGATGCTCCAAAATTTGAAATTGACCCAAATACAAATGAGCCTTACGTTAATACAGAAGGCGGACCAGTAAGAACATTTAGATCTTGTCCAGGACTACTAGACATTTTTATTAGTGGATATATGTATGTAACACCATGTAATATAACATTTAAAAAAAATAATAATGGCGTAACAATTATAAAAACAGAATCTGGGTATGAAGATTTTGTTGGAGCTAGACAGCCAATGAAAGATTTTCCAGTCCCAAGCGGATATGACGATTTTCATTTTCATTGGTACCCAAATTGGGCACCCTCTGTCCCAAATGGATACAGTATAATGTATGTGCATCCCATAAATAGATTTGACTTACCATTTATTACTACCTCTGCTATAATAGATAATGACAAGATGGATACTCCTGGATTAATGCCATTCTTTCTTAAAAAAGATTTTGAAGGTACTATACCAGCAGGAACTCCTTATATGCAATTAATTCCTTATAAAAGGGAAGACTGGAAAATGGATAAAAAGTTTTATTCAAAATCAGAAATAGAAAAAAGACATGAGCAGCAAGCAAAAAAGTTTAGAACAAAAGACGGCGGGGCGTATAAGCTTACCGTTAGATCTTTAAAGAAATATGAATAGGTGAAAAATGGAATATACAAAAAGAGCTAGATTTGCAAGAATGTCTATAACCCCATCAGGACATTTTGGAACCTCACCAGATAATGTTGTAGAGCTAGAAGACATGGTTACTTTAGAAGAGCAAGAGTATCTTTTAAACTTTGCAAGAAACAATAGTATTTGGGACGTCACAGAGTCTCAGTGGAACGAAAACGGAAATATTATTTATGATCATAGAGTATGGGAAGATAGAGTTGCAACAAAAGACTCTCTAATGAAAACAGACCCAGAGGTTGTTAGAATATTAAATCTTGTTATAAAAAGAATGACTCCCTATATTAGAGAAAAATTTGATGTAGAGGTGTCCCCTACGGAAGCAGCAATTGTTAGATGGCCAGTAGGAGCTATGCAATTCCCACATGCAGATAAGGAGTTGCACGAAGGGCCAGATGCTGGAACCGAGAATGAATTCCCTTGGTATGACATTGGCACTGTATTTTATTTGAATGAAGATTACGAAGGCGGGGAGCTATTCTTCCCTCTTCAAAATATAAAATTTAAGCCAAAAGCACGAGCAGCATATTTTTTCCCAGGAGATAAAAACTATATTCATGGGGTAACAAAAGTAACAAGCGGAACAAGATACACCGCACCATTCTTTTGGACAATAACTAGATTAGGTAGAGTAGACAATGACAAATAATTATGAGTATACATCTTTTGAGCTTTTGCCAAATGTAAGAATATACCAGGGGCTTCTCCCAGATGCTGACGAGCTGTATAGAATCATGAAAGAGTCAGATCACGATGCAGCAGGAAGATATTATTTAAGAAATTGGGATCAATGGTCAATTTTTGGCACATACTCACAACAAAAACATAATGAAAGTGAGCCAAGGGAATTTGGTCCAAGATACGATGAAGAGAAAAATTTATCTGACAGAGTTTACGAAGCATATAATACCGCAATAGAAGATTATAAAAAAACTTACGGTATCGTATTGCCAGAATCAGCTAAACTTATGACTTCATCTTTTTCAAAGTATGATGCAAATGTAGACACTATGGGCAACGAAATGTCCATGCAGTACCACACAGATTTTATTATTTCAGAAAGAGATATGCCAGGTCCAAAGTTTTTGCTTACATGCACGACATACATTAATGACGACTATGAAGGTGGGGATATAGAATTCTATATGAATGACCAGTACTATCCATACAAGCCAAAGGCTGGAGACATACTTGTATTCCCATCACAAGATCCATATTTCCATGGAGTTAGAACTATTAGAAATGGAAACAAGTTCTTTATTAGAAACTTTATCCAGTATTATTACGAAGGACACCCACAGTGGATTGCAAATCAAAAGCATTATGGTGCATACACTTGGGCAAAAATGGAACAAAAAAGAATTGAAAGAGAAAATCCAGGCAACATGAAGTATTCCGATAGAAAAAATTTAGGGTACTAATATGACTAAGCCAAAGATAAGAGACGAATTTTTTATAGTAGAGGATTTCATAGATCCAAAAACATGTTCTGCTATTATTAATTATTTTGATTTTTTGGTAGAAAACAAGATCCTAAAGTGGAATGAAATTTCATTTTATGGTTCTGAGGCTATGGGATATTGGCCATCTGATCCAAATTTAAAACTTTTTGGATTACCAGAAGATTTCTTTAATCAGCTAAAAGAAAAAATTAAAGCTAAGACAGAAGAGCTTTTGGGTTTTGAGGTTAATGAGGTTAGCTACCACGCACAGAGATGGGTAGAAGGAGCTTTTGCCGACTACCACTCAGATAATTCAGATGAAGTCGGAAACCCAACAGCTTTTGAAAAAAGTAAGTATGCTGTCTTTATTTATCTAAATGATAATTTTGATGGAGGTCATTTAAAGTTTAAAGATGGAAGCATAGACGTTAAGCCAAAAGTAGGTCTTGGAGCATTTTTTGCTGGTGGCCACACAAGAGAGCATATGGTTACAACCGTTAAAGGTGGCATTAGATATACAATAGGATCATTTTGGGATGATGCAAGTATTGTTTATACTGATAAGCAAAGAGAAGCTTGGGAAATGGAACTTAAAGCCGTCAGGGCTGAGCAGGAACAAATTTACAAAAAATGGGCAACCCCAGAAGGCAGACCAGTAATGCCAGAAGGAAGAGAATGATTAAAGAGATTCTTGAGAAAAATATCTATTACTATAAAAATGTTATCCCAAACTCAAATGAGTTTATTAAAGAGATAGAGAGACTAGATTTATTATCTCAAGATAATGCTCATTTAACAAAATGGATGACTTGGGTATCAAGCAATGATCCTAATGATATTTTTGGAGAATATAAGTCTGGATCATTTACCCCAGCAAGTCCCAATAATGACATAGATGCAAAGTACGCATTAATTGTATCAACAATACTTGATGCTATTAATTTATGTGTTAAAGATTATTCTGATTCTTTAGATAAAGATTTAGGGCTTTTGCCTAATGAAGTCACAATCAGAAAGTATTTTCCGCCAGCCCAAATGGGCCCACATATTGATTGTGAAGAAGATGATGAAGAAGCAAGACTTACGGCGTCTATTGTATTATATTTAAATGATGATTATACTGGAGGGGATCTTGCATTTCCAGAGCAAGGTATAAAAATTAAACCAGAAGCAGGAAGTTTAGTAGTATTTCCTTCAGTTAAACCATATTTCCATGCCTCAACTCCATTGGTATCTGGGAATAAATATATGTGCCCAGCCTTTATGTTTAAAAGAAGTAAGATAATTTCATAGGTGGTATAATTAAAAAATGGCAACAGTAGGCGTTAATGGATGGCACTTCCCAAGTTACACGGACTCTCCCGATGTACCTAGGGACCTTGGTGTTTTAGGAACAGATATAGCAGCCTTTATTGCAGCAAACCCTGGACCACAAGGTCTTACTGGGCCTTCAAACATCTTAACAGTAGCTGCAACAAACACTTTAAATGCAGGACAAAACGCCACAGTAACTATTAGCGGCACCTCTCCTTCACAAGTTTTAACGTTTAACATTCCAAGAGGACAAGATGGTATTCTTGGAGGCAACGGTCCTTCTAACGTTTTATCAATTGGAACAGTTACAGGCGGAGTTTCTGCATCTGCAACTATTAGCGGCACCTCTCCTTCACAAATTTTAAATTTAGTGTTACCTAAAGGTGACACAGGCGCTACGGGAGCTACAGGCGCTACGGGAGCAACTGGCCCACAGGGTAGCCCAGCAGCAACTATAGCAATAAGTTCAACAACAACTGGAGCAGCAGGTTCTTCTGCAACTGTTGTAAATAGTGGAACAACAAATAATGTTTTATTAGATTTTGTAATTCCGCGTGGAGCAGATGGAGCAGCAGGAGCAGCAGGAGCAACGGGACCAGCAGGGCCATCGGGAGCAACAGCAATCATTGATCCTATCGCAACAAGAATTGGATTACAGGCAACAGCAACATCTTCAACTGGTGTGAACTCAGCATGGTATCCTATTTCTACAAATCTTTATACTTTAGGTTTACTTGGTCCACTTAACTCTGGAACAGATAACGTAACCAGAGGATGGAAAAACATATATTTAAACTCAGCAGCAACCGTCATATCAGATCAAAGAACAAAAGAAAATATATTAACATCAGACCTTGGACTAAACTTTATTAATAAATTGAATCCAGTTAAATACAATAAAATTGGTGGAGATAGAACACACTACGGATTAATTGCACAGCAAGTCAAGTCAGTCTTAGATGAAGCAAATATTTTAGATTTTGGTGGATGGGTAATTTCTGATGTTAATGACGCAGAAGGCCAGCAAGCATTAAGATATGAAGAATTTATTTCTCCTTTAATTAAAGCGGTCCAAGAACTTACAGCAAGAGTAAAAATACTAGAAGAGAAGTAGTCTTAAAATGTCATATAAAAGCGTAGTCTTAAATGACCATCCAACATCATTTTATTTATTAGACGAAGTGATATCTGGCACCACAGCTTCATACGATGCCCTTAAAATACAATATGCTACATACGCCGCTTTAAGAGACGGCGGCATTTCATATGCTAATCTTGGAGGAGC